CTTATAAAAATACAATAACTTAACTCCTTTTACAAGTATTTCTCTAGATTCAAAAGTAAAACCTTGCCATTTTAACCATCTTATTGTGTTTTTATTCTCTAAAGGTACTAGATTAGCCACAAACTCATAGTCAGATAAAAAAAATTCTGTCCACTTTTTATTTCTTTTTAAAAAATATGTCCATTGTTTGTTAGTAAAATCGGTAGAAAGGAACCAAACAGCTCCTCTCTTTTCGTTCTTTGCTTCTGAAACTACACCAAACATTGCCAATACATTATCTTTTTCAAAGACAGTATAGGTTCTAATTCCCTTTCTACTGTATCTAAATACATTAGTAAGAGCCGTTAATGGATCATGTCCCATGATTGCTAGCTCATATTTATCAGACTGCTTTAACTTAAAAGCTAATTCAAATGCATGAGCTGGAGTACCTTTCTCCACGTAGAGCATTTATAGTTTTCCAGATAATTGTAATCTTTGAAAAGCATCATCTACTTTTTTAACATAGGACAAATCTCTATGTCTTGAATCATAATATCTTTTATCATTCATCATTTCTTTTACATCAGCCATACTTAACTCTCTTTCTGGTTGTGCAACGCTAGCGGATCTTGATATATTCTGCTTAGTTGCCTCCATTAAAGACTCAATAACCTCAACTCCTTTAGCAGACATGCCTAAAGTTCCTTGCAATACTTCAAATTGTTCTGGATTAAGTACTGTACTAGCCCAGTTATTTGCTGCTTCAATCCTTTCTTGTGCATTTTCTCCTAGATTTTCTATTTCTTTTTGAGTATCTGGCATTTGTCCTTGTGCAAAAGCAATATATTGATTAATACCATCTTCAAAATTATCTTGATCTAATCCCATAGAATGACATTTCTCTCTCCACCATCCTGTTAGTGGGTTATCTTCTACCATTTCTTCTGTTAAACCCTCTACTAATGGAGGTAGCTTATAGCCTTTACCATCTTCAGGTAATCCCTCTGCCGCTTCAGCTGTTATCTCAGCAATTAAAGATTCTCTCATTTCATCTTTCTTGCCTGTAGAAAACTTTTCAAGATTATTATAAGACTTAGCTAAATCATCTATATTTGTTTCTCCAGTTTCAGCATTCCAAAATTTTTCTGGTATATGTTCTGGTCTTGCTGAAATATGTGTTGATTGTGTTTCACGTGAAACCTCATCAGTCTGTGTTTGTACAGGCTCTGCTTGTTGTTCTACTGCTTGTTCTTCACTCATTATTAGTCTCCTTAATTATATTTTGGCTTGCGCCTTTGTTGTGTCTTCTTTGTATTAATCCTACTAAATATCTTTGTCCCTCTAGATGACGTAGGTGTTGGTCTGATATTTCAGGACCAGCTACTGCCTCTAGTGTTAAGGCTTTAAGATGTTTAAGAACTTCAGCACCACCGGGTGTATTGAACAAGGCGTAAAACAAAGCATTTAAGTTCTCCTCATCTTTTGGTTTTCGTTTTATTCCGTCTAAACCAATAAGCATATCGGGCTTTTTCTCTGTCATAGTGTCTCCTATTGAGGAGGTGTCTCCTCTTGGTTTGGTTGTTGGGCTTGTTGCTGTTGCATCATCTGTTGCATTTGCATTGCCGCTTGTTGCATTTCTTCCTTAGAGCGTATTAAACTCTCTGGAATGCCTAGTTTTTTAGCCACAAACTTAGCAACTTCATCCTGTTTTATTAGAATATTAGTAAGTTCTGGACCTACTCTGCCTTGTATCATGCCTAAAAATCTGTCTACTGTAGCTACATCGCTTTGATGTTGTGCTTGTGCTAATGGAGAAGTAGATACAATCTTAACTTCTTTGCCATTAACTTTAGGTAATTTAATTCTTCCTTGTTTTTTTAATATATAAACAATTCTTTCTAACAATGGATTAACTAATTCAGACTGCAATCTACCAAATGCAGATCCTATTTGTCTGGACAAGTCAGCTTGTCTTTCGGCTACTTCAGTAGCTGACATAGGAGTCTTAACATTAGGATTTCCCAACATATCATTGTATAAAGCTTTTTTAATATTTTGTCTCATGTCATTTAAAACTAAGTCAGATACCTGAAAGTTACCAGCTTGTGGGATTGGTGTTAGTCCTTGAGATCCAGCTGCTTTAGGAATAATAGTTCCCGGAATCAAAGCTATGTTGTCTACGTTAACTACACCATCATCTTCTACCTGATACATACCTGATATAGACATCTGTGCATTTTCTAAAATCATTTCAATTGTTAGATTTGCTGTCTTAATTGCTGGTAAAGCATTCATTAATGGTCCACGACCATAAGTTTCTCCAGCACATTTGCTCCATCTATAGACTAAATAAGGGTTAGAACCTCTCCCTTTAAAGGTTTCTTCGTGCAATTTTTCTTCATATTCTTTAGAAATAGCACAGAAATGGTACTCTTCTTCCTTAGTATTGTGGTAGTTTCGGTATACAACTTCTATAATTTCACATTCTTTGTCTGGATTTTTATTCAAATCCATCATCATTTTGTCTCCAAATACAGCATCTGGGTAAGCAACCTGTATTTCTTTCATACGAATAACTCTTCTTCTAAAGACATGGTCTACTCTATCATCGTGTCCAGATGTTAACCAAACTTGAGGCAAAGGTATTGCTCTAAACCTAATAGGATTAACAGCATCTCCCTCTTCTACTAAGAGGACTCCTGTCCCTAGAGCCATATCTAAAAATGACTCATGCACTTCCTGTGAAAAATTAGAAGCCTGTAATACCTCAAAGACATAATCAGTTACTTGATCTAATATTTCATTTAATTCTTTAGCTTCATCTGGTGGAACGTCAGTTCCCGCTACAAAGTCAGCCCATCTTGCATAGTTCGGTACAATACCAGCCTGTAATCTTGAAGCAAACTCTTGTACACCTACGACTGCGGTTTCGTCAAAGATACGATTTGTTCTTCTTCTGCCTTGTGATTCTGTAAAAAAACTTTCTTTTTGTGGTAAAGCGTACTCATAACACTCTTCAAGGATGTCATGCCATTGATGTTTAATGGTTTTGGCTTGCTCATATCTAGCTAAAAGCCGTCTAACCGGAGAATCCATTTGAGATATAGGTTGTGTATTTTCTATTGGTAATACCAATTTACCCTCCTAAAAGGCTTTTGTTCATTATTGTTTTATCTTTGTAAGCTGTTTGAAACATTCTTGCCGTTCTACTTGTGCTTGGCTGATTAAGATTAGCAACCTTTACTTTGCTTTCTGCTTTTTTACGATTATAGACTTCTGACTTAACAAACGGAAAAGGTTCTGTAGGATTTTTTGTTTCCCAAGATTTTTTTAATTTTCCGCCCATTGTGCCCTCACACATATTTAAGCTCCTAACGTAGTTTTAGACATTAAACCAGCATCAACGTTGAAACCCTCGCCGCCTTTTCTAGAAGAAGCAGACAACAATGATCTACGATTTTTCATGCCATAAGCATTTTGTACAGCAATTTCAAACGCCTCATCTTTTAGTCTAGCTTTTTCATTTAATGCCACTCTCCTTTCCCTTGCACGCTTTTCTTTAGCTTGCTCCTCAATACGAGGATCTGGTTCAGGTGGTGGTGGTGGTGTATAGCCTCCGCCTCCTCCGCACATATCATCTTCTCCTGTCTTCTAAGTGTCTAGTTTTAGTTCCAAACACATCAAAATTTCTTTTTGCTACTACAACTTTGCTAGTTTTTGAGCCAATTGTCAACTTTCTTCCCTCTCCAGCACCCAATAACATGTATTGTAATGCATCGTGTATATGAGAAAATCTATTTTTATTTGGTTTGTCCTCGTATCTTTCTCCCGATACTTGCATTCTTCTGTAGTTATAACCGCCATCAAACCCTTTAATAATATTAATACATTTTGGATCTATCAATATTCCAGATTCACCATCTACCATACGCGATAATGTAACATTGACGCTCTCTAATCTCAACATAACATCATTGCTTGGCGCTGGTCTTGCAGATATTCCACGCCCTCTAAGTATCTGAAATGGTGTTGATTCATCTGTCTGCGCTCTATGATCGCCAGCTGGATCACCAAATATTACAAAGTTTCTGGGTAAATACTCTGCCATTTTTTGTTTCATAAGGTCTGAGAAACGTAATATACCCATATCTTCTGCTACTAATTCATCTATGATAAGCCATCTACCTCTAACTCTTTGACCAAATACACACGCTGGGGTTAATCCAAAGTCAATTCCTACGTATATGGAAGTATCTTTCATAATGGCTACATCAGATTTAGCAACGTGTACATCACGTCTAAACATTTCATACACAGGTTTTCCATCTTCAATCTGTCCTAGTTTGTTTAATACATAGACATCTATCCATGATTTAGTTTTACCTCGAATAATATTTGAGTAGTAAGCATGAGTTAAATTTTTTCCATTCTCTCTATCTTTGTTATCTTCATATCTATCTAAATGTCCCTCTTTATCTTTAATCTCTAGCATTGCTGGTGGCTGATTATAGAATATCCAATTGTCTGGTTTGACTAACATCTTAGCTTCTTGCTTGGTAATATAATCTGGCATAACCGATTCACCCGCTAGGATTGACCACCAATGATCTGTATCTGGAGGGTTAGTATCAGCAATAACGCCATACCAACTCGGTCCACCATCTCTCATAGAGGGATATCTACCTACTCTCATGGTAGTAGCATCAATAATTGACTTAGGTATTTCTCTTGCTTCGTTGATCCATACGCCTGTTAATTCTAAAGATAACAGTTTTTTCACATCTTCTGGTCTATCAAGGGCTAGAAAGATAACCTCTAAGTCTAATTCGCCTTTCTTAATGTGATGGGTATAGGGAACTGACCAAGCAAACTTTCCCCATTCATCTTCTGGAAACCAGTCTAGCCAAGTTTTAATGGTAGTAGTTTTAAGCTGTGGATTGGTATTACGAATAACAGCCCACCTAGATTTACGTTTACCATCCTCGCCAACCTTTTGTTCTAAGGCTCTTCTTAGTATTTCAATACAACAAGAAACCGACTTACCGCTCCCTACAGGACCACGAAGTCCCCTAAAGAATGATTGATCTTTCATGAATTGCTTTATCGTATCGCCATCTGGCTTATAGTTTAACGATGCCATTGTCTGTTATAACCTTTTTGTTAACTACCATCTTATGCAACATCTCTAATGTTTCTGGTTTAAGGGTTTCAAGGACCTTATCAGCCTCATAATCGGTCATAAATTCTTTTGGGTAGTCTGACATGTATCTGAGTTTAACGGCTTGTCTGAGCTTCTTAAGACCATCAAATGAGTACTTATTGAGTTTTTCTATCGAATGTGCCATATTATGTTTCTTTTCTCCATCCGCCTCTCATTTTATAATGTGTTGGTTTTATTGGTTTTATCATCGTAGTTAATGGTATTTTTTCAGCTTTATCTAATAAATTTTTAGGTAATTGTCCATGATATGTTGGATTTTTAGAAAATAAATTAGATTTAAAACCTTGTAGTTTTCCTGTGTTTTGTAGTTTTTGTACTTGCAACATTTCTTTTTGATTTAATGTTACCTTTCTTAATTCGCCACCACCTTTATTAGCAAATGCTATATATTTTTTATTGTATGGTTTTAGTTCATCTTTTATTTTTGGTAATTTAGATTGACTTGCTAATTTTTTATTTAAGTAAGGCATTGTATATCTAATTCCATATCCTTTTGATGCTTCAAACCACTTATCATATTTAGCTCCAGAAGTATTTCGGAATGAGGGATTACCTTTAACACTTCCGCTATAAAGGGTTACACTTCTTTTTGGTACACCAATTGCTTTACGAACTGCTTGTTTTGCTTCAATAGCTGACAATGATTTATAAGCTACTTTGCTACCTTTATATAACAGCGATGCTACTCTGACTGCTGGAATAACACTAGCTACAGTTAAAGCTGATTGTATTGGGTTTTCTTTAACGTAAGTTAGTAAGCTCATTACTGTCCATCAATTAGTTCTTTTGCCATACGGGTTGCATCTTCTCTTGAATGTCCTCGAGCCATTTTAACCTCAATGTAGAGTTTGACTTTTTGATTGCGCTCGGCTCTGGCGTTTTTAGCATCGTTCTTTGTTATCGCATCGGCTCTTTTTTGTAATCTAGATACTCTATTCATTTGTCTTTATCTCTTTTATCTTTAACAGCTTTACGCCTTTCGTTTTTTCTATTTGCCATTTTTATTTTTCATGTAGTTGTATAAACTATTATCTGCACCAGTTTGTATTAAAGCAGTAGTTCCGACACCGCCTACCAAATTAGCAGCGCCAATATGAGTAGTTTTGTCTGTAGAAATATTTTTGAGTAATGACCTATCTAATTTTTTTATCTGTTTTGGCAAGTCAGCTTCGTATTCTTTTAAATATTTATTCCAATTTTTTATTGAGGCTTTTTTTGAAGACAAATCATATTTAGGATTGGTTGCTGCTTTAGCTTTAAGGACATTAATTTGACTTGTCGTATCGGCATGACCTCTAAGCAAAGTTTGTCTAGTTTTTATTTTACCCGCCTTATATGATCTTAAAGCATATTTGCCAGCTTGATAGGCAATCCTTGCACCTCTTACTGCTGGAATAAAACTAGCAACATCTAAAGCTAGGTTCAAAGGATTTTCTTTATAGTATTTTATTACGCTCATCGTTTCTCATTACGTTTAATGTATTCGGTTGCACCATAAACCCCAAGTATATCGCCTGTAATAGAGGTTCCAGCTTTTTTAAGCAAAGTATTTCTAACCATTGAGTTATTTTCAAGCAATCCCTCTAGGCGAGCTTTACTGGTTATTTTAAATTTTTTATCGAGATCAGTCTTTGCGGTATTAACCATCTTTTTAATTTGCACATAATCTCTTTTATTGGCAGCGGTTGGGTTTTTAATTCTAACAAAAGCATCCGTTGCTGTTTTTGCTACTTTGCCAATCTTTCCAGATTCAGCATCAAAGACTTTCTTATCCGTTTTGAGCAGTCCAGATACCACAGCTTTAGAGCCAGCCGTATAAGTCTTATAAGCCTTGAAACCTCCAATAAGGGTATCTAGTATCTTAAGCCCAGCGCCTGTGGGGATTGCCCACATAGTATCTGATACCAGCTTACTGCCCGATGGGGGTGTGTAAAGTGAATCAATAAACTTTTGTTTCTTATCTTTTTCAGCCATATCCTTATTCTACTAGTAATCAACGAGCTATTTCAAGGTAAA